TGACAATAAGATGCAAAAACGCCGACAAGGTAAAAGGTTTCCCCTACCATGGCGCAGGCTTCCTCACGGTTTAGCCCATCTTACCACCAATGCCAAGACTCAAACACAGACTTTTGCGACCAGTTTCCCGGCTCAATGGAAGCATCACTGCCTCCGCGACTCATCTATGTGGAGTTTTGGACTTTCACCATCATTACTCAACAATCCACCCTCTCATCTCTGAAGCTTCGACCGTCTCACAGAATATTTCACTGCTCCCATAGGGATACCGATCTGACTCCATCGAATCATCGAGGGTTTCTAATCTTTCAAAACAAACAGGACCATGTCACATGCAAAAAACAAACATGTTAACAGCCACTACTTGTGGTGGCCCCACCAAGAAATGCGTCTCTTTCCACCCGCGAACTAAATCACAGCAGTGTACTTGACTACTTTTTCTTGATAGGGACTTTCTTCTTCTTCTTAGCCACTTGGACCAGTGCCTTCTTCATAGGCGTAGACTGGTTACCAGTGGCTGCGTAAGTTGCACCAGAGGCATTCTTACTACCCATAGCTGCATTTGTGACGTTTTTAACAGTCTTAGCAGCCATAGCAGCTCCCTGAGCTATAGGATGAGGTATCGCAGAAAGCACAGGCGACACAAAATCTACAGCAGAGGAAACAGCATCTGCAAACCACTCTCCTAATCCGTTCATACGTTGGGGTACCCCTACGGGCATCTCCCTAATAATCTCGGAATACAAATCAATCGCCACACAATCCTGACGCATAGAGTTCTGGGCCAACACAACAAGCTCAGAGTCTTGCTGTGACGGGAACCTTTCTACGTAGTAAATGGCGTTGATAGTGAGAGTGGTAGCAGGGGACAAGCCGGTGAAGAATGCACCAGCATGATTGAAAGGTTGTTGCCACGCAACTCCTGTCCCAAAAAGGTGAGGAGTATAGGTGGCACCAGATACAGGAATGGGCAATGCTGTCCACGTGCTAGGCACAGTGACAGCATTAGCTAAGCCCACACCCCAATCCCAACCCACATTGTGGGGTGAATCTTGGGAGGAAATGTGCATCATAGGAGTGGTATAGTTAGCACCGGTAGAGTTCTCGTTAGAGTTCATAGTCGGCACCACATAACACCCTTCTTTCGCTTTCCACTGCTTGGAACCTTCCAATAGTAAAGCTTCTCCGGTACCAATCGGAGGTTGGTTGGTGAGTACGATAGATGGATAACCAAACCCAAGGTCAGTGACTGAACCAGTCAAGATCTGTCCTGCAGTTGCCAGAACAGTCTTAGCTGAGTCAAGTGACGCCATCGGTTGACGGTACACTGTACACAAACCCTGGATATTGAGGTCAGAAGTGGTATTAATCACCTCAAAGCCCATCGCTATAACTCTGTACTCACCCACCAAATAAGGATTAAGACCAGTGCTGAAAGGGGTAATGGTTGTGGTGTTAGCCCAAGTGAAGGGTGCATGGCCGTCCGATGTTCCAAAAGAAACACCAAGACCGCCATACGTACCCAAACTTGTGTTAATCGAACCGGGTGTAGTAGTACTACTCCCAATAAGAATATCACCATATCCTGTTCTCTGATCACCATTGACGGTATTAGAGAAATTACAAGACACCATTCTGAGGGGCTGCATCCACGGGAACTGGTGGATTTGCACATCCCAAGGGGTAGTACGACTTGGCTCAAAATCAGCTATCGAGATGGACCTGGACATTTTAACGACCTGGACCACCGAGGCAGCCTCATTTGTGTCAGGGAAACCACGGACGTTGATTGGCGTATCATGCCAAGGGTCAACAGCCGCAATCACCCATTTCTTACCCTCCTCAGTAATCCCCAAACGAGCACCGATCTTCTCCAACACACGCTCCGACTTACTCACATCAGAAGTAGACATCACTCAGACCTGGATATCCCTACCTAGACACAGAAGTACTAACTGAGTGGTGAAAAGAACAATCGCCACAAGATAATACACAATCTCAAGGATTGTCAAACTGGTCGTCAAACGGTCTGGGAAACAATCTCCAAGTCGCTCAAAGGCAAATCTCAAACAAGCACGTATCCAATTAATACAAACAGGACAAGGCATACAACAGTTGATGATCTTGAACAATGGAAAATCTGAGAATCAATCTCGGATTATTTACGGGTGGATCCAATTAATCACCTGGAACCGTAAAAATCTCAAGGACGGATGAGGTGCAGCCGGCTGCAAGCCCCACCCGCCGACTCTCCATAACACACTCTCGTGGGACTGGGTCTCCCACTTCAAACCCGGAATGAAGAAACTCGTTGTCAGCATCACTCATGAGCGACGAACGAGCACTAGCATAAGAGATTACGGAATCCATAGAATGCTCTCCAAGCATACAATCATCATGATGAGTGATTATATAGGAAAGCATCCGATCCGCCTCTCTCCGATACTGTTCATACGGGAAAACGAGCTGTCGATACGCACAAACCTTGACATACGCTAAGCGCCAGCTCCTGGATTTCCACAGGAAGAAGATCGAAGCACGAATCTTCTCAAAGTTTGGCTTGAAATACCACGTGGTACTCCCACGGTGGAACCCAGCATTTAAGAAACGAGCGTCAGTCAAAGGACCAACTGCACACTCGTATTTTAGTTCAAACCCGATCTCTCTCATATACCTCACGGCATTATGGACCCAGGCTTTATCCTGGATAATCGAGTCATCCCCAAAGAGCTTTGCTGGGGTATCAAAGTAGTGTCCCAACACCTCCTGCTCCGTCTGGCATTCCCGTGATATCACATACAGGAACCCAAGCATTAAAGCAAGAGTATTATCATCCGCGGTGAGAAACTTCCCTGAAGGATTCTTACCTTGGATGAGGTACAACCACCCGGTCACACCGATGACATAAAGAGCCACAGAGTTGTCATGGACCCATTGAAGACCATGCCTTACAGCATGGTACTCAGGACCAGGACACCTACGATGTAGCCCCTCATTTCTGTTTCTGTCAATAACTGTCTGGATCGCGTCGCAGACCGAAGCTTCCATGTGACTTACGTCAAAACAATGGAAATCAGGGTCCGCGTCTTTATCGCGTTCTCCAGACGACAGATACAAAGCCAACCGGTTCCACCCTCCATACCACGGCGACATCCCAACCGCCGACCACTGCTGATGATCAGCCATACTTAGG